CAGCATAAGGCCGACTCTTCCGTCCATTCTACTAAAGTCAATATTAGCGCATGGCAGCCCACTGAAGGCTGCAAGTTTGTCCTGGAGCGCCTCGGGATCAACGAAGGCGTAGAACCTGGCATTCTTGATAAGAGCTGCCAGCGCGTAAATGTACTGAGCAAGGACGAATTTGTCTCCTAGCTTAAGAGTGGTAATAACACGGGAGTCTTTGATCTCTCCGTATTCTTCTCTTTTCTGGAATGCCTCGGCGGGGGTTTTCTTCTTGTCCCCCGTGAGGATATAATCTTCAACCCCGCGTTTCTGATTCGGTCGTGATTGGTTCTTGAAGATTTCATCGATGTTCTCAGGTACCAGACTGTGTTCTTCGATGTTTGCATCGACCATCACGCACTTGATGAATTCGTCGATACACTGTGAGACAAATTTCGAGGGTTGGGTCTCTTTTGTCTCAATTTCCTTGACTCGCTTGTCGATGCCGTTTTGCATATTCGCCGCGCATATGTCAGGGGAAGAAGACCCCGCCATTAGCGGTGTCATGAAATGGTTCATCCCCGGCTTAGCTGTCGAGTCTAGGGTTGACCCGAACTGGTAGCGTTGCACAGGTTTGAAACCTCCACTGATATATTCACAGCCCCCGAGTTGTTTTTCTCGGAGGAAGGACATTAACATCACCGCCTCCTCCTTGTCCAGACCATAGCTTTGCGCCGTGGTCTGGGAGAGCTTATTTGTGGCCGTGAGGGCTGCTGAGACGATTTGAGCGTCGAGGTCAGCCGCGAGCGTTGCTGAGAAGTCGAGACCGGTGCTGCCAGTGGTGATGCACAGACCTTCTGGTGTGTCGACTCTAAAGCGAACGTGGCTACCAGTCACCGGATTGAACCGTTTGAGCGGGTAGTTTATCTTTCTGCGGTCTTTCCCGCACATGAGTTTCCTTATGCATTCAGTGAACCGGCCAAAGGCGTGTTCAAGGACTGGAATGAGGTAAACCAAAGCGCGGTCGTTGCCGCAGCGGAATTTCACCACTTTGTAAGATCGCCGCCGGCTTTCGCCGCCTGGCCATGGACTCTTATATTCTACATCAATGAAATCATGGCTATAATTCCACAGCGGATGGTTCCACTGTGTACAACCTTTGATATTGTATGATACATCTCCTGTTTCCGTGAAGTGGTAAGCATATTCGGCCGCTGTTTTCCCGGCTGAGTCGGGAATGAACGTGAAGATGGCCACAACGGTCTCAAGGGAGAGGTTCATTAGTAGTTTGGTCATGTCGGCGTAGTAGTCGTCGTCTTTGAGGAGGAGCACGTGGTTGCGTGTTTCCTCTGCCACTGCCTCGTCTTTATGGTCCCAGTCGTAATGCTGTTCTGTGAGGACCCCGTTAATGTAGTATCCGGGGGGGGCGTGGTCGTCCTTAGCGCTCTCAGGGGACAGGAAGCCGGAGGCTCCACTCTTGAGGTCGTGTCGGGACAGTTGGTATATCATGCAGCCCTTCCCGATATAACGGGACGTGCTGGCTACATGACCTTCGGCTGAGGCACGCTGAGCATGGCTCTCCGGATGAGAATGGTCGTCAGTCAGTTGGCGCACATGCGTCAGAGGTATGCCCTGAATGACACCGCCCAAAGCACTCGCGTCTCGCAGTGGCCTAGTCGTTTTGACATAGAACCACGCGATTGCGCGATATAACACGTTGTTACATGTTATGGCTAGGGCAGCCCGGGATCCAGACAATCTGGCCCGGCCCCACCTTCCTTTGCTACGTTGATATCTTACAAGTAGGAGGATGGCGAGAATGAGATTGATAGAAGCGGATAAAAGTATTAATGTCTCCAT